CGGCGCTATGGAAACTGCCGCGGCTGGTGTGGTAAACGTGATTTGTCGCGGGGCTGCTGGATTATCAACTGTAAAACCACTGGTGATATAGCTGTGCAATGACCCATCTGCATTATAGAATTGGAAATGGTCATTCGGGTAAATATACGCCCCAAGAGGTGCGCCGTGAATAGACATTGTATATTCAGTAGACGGCTCTAATAGGTGAGTTTTTTTGGAAGCCCAATAAGACCAAAGTGATGCGGCCTGCACAGACAGCAAACCAGTTTGGTTATTTCTAACCCTCCAAATCTGGTTGGCGGAACTCGACCCAATCGCCGGGGCAACATCGCCTGCATCACCAACATCAGCAATGGCAGGATCGAATTTGTTTTCGGTAACAGGCTGCGCGATAAGCTGCGCCACATCCACAAGCGATGGCTCACCGTCAACACGGCTGGCGATAGCTTGTAGGTCTGTTTGAAGCTCTGGAAATCTGGCAGCATCTTGGGCAGCTTGTGCGGCAGACGCGGCGGCGGAGGCGGCATTTGTTTGAGCATTGGCAATATCACTGGCCTTTGGGCCATTTACGAAGCCACCATAGGTTGCGCTCCATATTGGCACAGCCCCGTCCGATGGAACATATGGTTTTACTGTCGCGCCCACAACACGCAGCGATGTGTTAGATCCCTGCGAAACGTCCTGCAGGCGACGCGTCAAGGTGTCCAGCTGATGCTCCAACCCCTTTTCACGGTTACCGGCAACACCCTGCCAGCCCTGCTCCAGAAACGTGGTGCGCTGGATATACAAATCTCGCCCGGCGTTGATCGTGGCAAATGCCAGGTCCAGCAATAAATCGCCAGATGTTTCAGACGTTAGCGGCGTCAGCGAAAAATCGGCACTGGCAACATCTATCAGAGCACCATCAACATCAACAGAAACACGGATGTCGGCCGCATCCGAATAGGCGTGCGGGATGTTATACGGACCGACACCGGAAATCGTATATTTCGGAGCTGGCGTGAATGTTTCTGTGGTCATGATATTGCCTCCGAAATGGTTTTTTTCTGGTGCGGCGGGGTAATTGGTGAAGTTGCCTCCTTCGAGCCAATCACCCCGGCCGCTTCAACTCCGCGCGATACATCCGCCTGGATATTGCAGCGCGCGGGTTGATCTGGAAAACAGTGGGTCATTGGTTGCCACCCTGATTGAAGAAATCCTGATTTTGATTGATCAGCGCCTGGCGGGCGGCGCGGCGATAATCGGATATGACCCGCTTGATCATATCCTGCTTTCCGGCTTGGTCAGCGTCGATGTAATCTGCCGCCAGATCATGTTCGCCCGTCACAACCGCATTCAACAGCTGGCGCAAATCCAGATTTCCATAACTGTCCATACGCAATGACGATGCTGTCGGCTGACCGTTTGACTTTGTGAACCGCGGCAAATCCTTGGCGCTGGTGGCCCCTTGCAACACCACATAACCTTCATAGATTTCTGGGGAGTTGCGCAAAGAATATCCAGTGCGGTCAATCGTTATTTTGGTGCTGGGCTGGCCTGGGAAATAATCAATGCGGGAAAATTCCTGATCGATTGGCTCCGGATTTTCCATGCTGGAATAGATCGGACTGACAGCATCATAACCGTCACCCAGACCGGACTGGAACCCGATCGGCCGACCCCATAAATCATGGCGCACAGGCACATCACCCGACAGGCCGGGAACGCGGCTTTTGATCGCATCGACCGTGTTGGTGATGCGATGCAACTGCGGATCCTTGGCAGATGCAACTTCACCCACAATTTTCGGGACAAAGGACGATGCGAATTTTTCGAAATAGCTGGGCGCAAAACGCTGCGGATCCGACATAGCGGTGACCAGATCGGATACGCCGCGCAAATAAGAGCTGTCCAACATGTTTTCACCGACAGACGCGATCGCACGATATGCCATTTCATCATATTGCGCGCCGGGATCCTCGGCGCTGTTCAAGGCGACCTCGGCCAGCTCGGCCGCGATACCCAGCTGTTTGCCCAGCGGATCGAGGCGGTTATAGGCGTAATACCGATCGCCAAACTTGATTGAATATGGCTGCCACCCTGTGCGACGCAGGGCCGCGCGTTCAGACGGGTTGGACGGTCCGGATCCGGTGATGTGCCCATTCATGGCATAATCGAAGGTTGCCAACATGGCCGTGGTGCCAAGGCCCATTTTAGCCAGCGCCATATCGGCACGGGCACCGCCCGCACGGATATCGGCCCGGAACCCTGATAGCAAAGGTGCGGCCGGTGTGCGTTCCGCAGCAAAGCGCAATATGTTGGCAGGTGTGTTCACAAACGGCACGACAAAGCGCAGGATCGGGGCCTTTTTCTTGAGGCTTGAAATCGCGTTGGCAAACTTTCCAGGTTCATTGGTAAACGTATTATATTGGGCAAACTCGCGCGCCTGCATTGCCGCATCATCCGAAACGTCACCAAGCAGTTGTGCCATGCGGTCCTTGGCGCCGGATTGTTGCAACGTGCCATCGCGCAGCTCCGCCGAAACCTTGCGGGCTGCCTGCGCGTGCAGCTCCATCCGATAATTGATCGTTTTGAAAAATTCGTCAGATGCCCCCAACATCCGCCCCGGAATAGTGACAACCGCCCCCATTGCATTGATCCCATGCGATACCAGCGGCGTGTTCATCAACTCGTTGAAACTGGCGTTTGTGGTGCCGCCCAGAGCCTCGGTTGAAATTGATCTGGTGCGCGGGGCTTCGATCTTTTGCATACCAAAACCACTGGCGCCGGTTTTGAATGCCTCACGCATATACCGAAATGCCTCGGGCAGGGACGCGATCGCGCCGTGCAGCATTGCGCCGGCTTCACCCGCGGCAACGCGATCCGTGCCACCGCGAACCGCCCCAATACCAGCCGCGGTCAACCGCTCCATCTGCGCAAGGGCAATTACGCCCGTGTTTGAAATGGCATTTACCATATGCGTTTTGGGGCCGGACAGGATGGCATTGATCCAGTATTCCGACACAGCATCGAATGTGGCGGCACCGGCAGATTTACGGGTTAACTGATCAACAGCAGCAAGATTTCCATCCTCGGCCAGGCCAATGATGCGCGTGGCCAGATCATCAGCCACATCAGCACCCCCAAACATATTCACGGTTTCAGAAATCTGTTTGGCCATCAATTCATCCGTGCCGGCCGGAATTGACCATTGCTGCAATGCCCGCGCTGTTTCGGTGCGCACCGCCAAAACCTCTTTCTGGATGGTGCCGTGCAAGGCCACAGCGCGACGAAACGCGAATGTGTTGGCGTCCGATGGCGCTTCCTGCACCAGTTTGGCCGCCGCCAGCAAGCGTTCTCCAGATGATGCCCACAGACGGCGCATGGCCAATGTCTGTTCTGCGTTCAGCGCATCACCCGTGCGCCGCTCTGCCAACAATGACCAGGCGTTTTCCTGATCTGCGGACAGGGCCGTTTTTGCGTTGCTTCGCGTGCCGCGGCCGGCCGCGCCAATTTCGCCCTTGGCCGCATCTGCCATTTGCTGGATCACAGCCTTGACATCTTGCGGGCCGTCAATTCTGGACCAGTTAATGAAAACGTCCCCGGCTGCGGTTTCCACCTTGCCGTGGGTCAATGCCAGCGCCGCATCCTCTGCCGGAATGCCACCGGCAACGTCAGACACCTTGCCGCCAACACGATCCAGATAGGCGCGGGTTGCGGCGTCCAGATCAGGATCTCCCTTGGCCGCGACCAGGGGCGCGTCAGATTTGAATATTGCCGACATATCCGGCACCGGGTCGGTGATGCTGCGAGGGTCGCGCGCCAGACGTGATTGCGCCTCGGCATAGGTTTCACCGCCGATTTTGGCTTTAGCACGACGCGCCTTGCGGATTGACCGGATACCAGCCACCAGCGCTGTGATGCCAATGTCGGACAACGCACCCTCAGCTACGTTTTTCAGGCGGCCTTCCAATTCGCTATCATCTTGATCACTGGCCAGATATTCGGTGATCGGATTTGCGAATGACGGATATTGCTGGATGAAATCCGATAGGCGCGCCTCGTGGGCATCGAATGCCGCAAAATCAGAAATCGCAGATGCACCGGCAGCGCGGCCGCCGGCACCCAAAGCTGTTGTTGTTTTGCCCATTAGGCCAAGGGCTTTCTGCCCGCCCACAAAGCCGGTCAGGAACTGGGAAACGCCACGCACCAAGCCGCCGGTAACGGTTTTCGCAGCATCAACTTCTGGCAGCGATACCTTTGCCTGGTCCGCCTCGGATGCGCTAAGGATGCGCAGATCAATTTCGCCGGTATCAGGATTAGTGATTTGCAGCTTTGGAAAACCCAACGCATCACTCGCCCATTCATCAAATGCGGCAATGCCTGTCATACCAGCAAATGCAGCATCCCGCACACCGCCCAGAATTTGCTTTGGGGCTTCGGTAATGCCACGGCCGATGTCTGCCGCGACAGCTTTCAGGTTTGGCGACGGATTGACAACGGGCAGCTCGTCCTGCCCGACACCGGAAAATCCCTCCAGAAAATCAACACCGGCTGATTGTTCGGAATTCCGGCGGTTCTGGATGATCGCTGCGGCGATACTGGTTTCATCGCCAATATCGGCTGCGACCACCTGCCCCTGATCAGGCGCGCTTGACGGCGCGGTTTGCTCATATGCGATTTGATCTGCCGGAAATGTCTGGGCCAGCTTATGGATCAATACGGCCTGCGCGCGATAGGTTGCATCATCAAGGCGCAACGCCCGACGCGCCAACACCAAACGGCGCGCCGCCTGCTTTAATCCTTCCGCTGTGACCTCACCATCGCCATAATATAGAGGTTTGGTAATATTGGCGCGATCGCGCGCCTGCCGATCGGCGGTTTGCGTTGCAATAAATTCCGCCCGCGCAGGCGGGTCCATCGCTTTCAGTTTTGCTGCATTGGCCTGGAACTCCTCGACGGCCTGCGGGCTGTCCGGAACATAGGCCATTGCCTCGGACAATAGCGCTACATCCGGGTCATCAACGATCATGGCCTGCGCTTCGTCTGCCAGGTCAGGATCTTCTATGGCCTCGAACGGGGCCGGCTCATGGGGCAGCAGATACTCGATTTGATCCGGCGACAAAGCCATATCCTGCAATTCAGCAGCCGCCTCATCACGCGACAGATAGGTTACAACATCCATTGCCTCGCGGATCTTCGGCATGGCCAGCTCACCAACCGCTGTGCCGGCAGGATCATCTACGTTGGCGCGGGAAAGGGCCGTGGCATATGTGACCGCATCATCGCCCCCCAACGCACGGGCGCGGGCAATATCGTCTTTTGACAATTCACGCCCGCCGCTGCCGTCAATTCCAGATGCAGCCTGCGGATCTGCATTGGCAGCCAGAATTGCATCCGCCAGATTGCCATCAGTCGAAGCCACTGATTTTGCCAGCCGCAATCGCGCCAGCATGTCCAGATCGGCAAGACCAGACAGAAACCTTACCTTTTCAGCGGCAGGGGATTGCGCATAAGCTGTGGAAATTTGCGTTACCTCGGACGGATCAAAATCATCTCCATTTTGCAAACCAAGATCAGCACGCAGCGTGTCGGCCGCGCCTGCGCGATCAACAATTGCTGCGGGCATCTGGCGAATATCATCCGGAACGTCCGGCAGGGTAGCGCCGCTTTGGCGCATCACATCAACATCCGGTTTTTCCAGAACCTGCTGATAGCCGTCGCGCACCATCTGCAATGCTTCGGCCTCGGACGCGCGTGGGGCGCCGGTATCTTGTGATATTACCACGCCCTGCTCCAGCAACGCCTCGGCATCACTCTGGATCTGATCTAGCCCTGCATCATCCTGAATATTGGCTGATCGACCATGCACACGCCCAACCTCGGACAGCCATTTACTGTGTTTTTTGCTTTGCGGCGCACCGGCCGGCGGGACAGGTGGCGACCATTCCGGATCATCCAGCAGGGCACCATTATTTGCCAACGCAGTAATGCGCTGCAATCCGTCCATACCGGACTGGATCAATGCGGTATCCGGATCAGACTTTGTATTTTCAAGACGCTTTTCTACGGCATCCAGGCGCTGCGGGATCGGCAGGCCGTCCAGCTCGGCCGCAATAACAGATGCCTGCTGTTTTACTGTGGCCGCGCGGGCCGTCGCAGGATCGTATTCCGGCACCGGCGGGGCGGGAGGAATTTCAGGCTGCAACACATTCACCGGCATTTGCGCAACCTCGCGCCGCGCCTTGTCCTGATCTGATCTACGTTTCAGGTTACGCTGCGACAAAACAACTTCGGCACCATGAATGGATTGATCCATCAGGTTCTGCGGGCGACCGGCTGTGTTTTTCTTGATGTCCTCAATAATCGGCTTTATCGATCTGGCAGATTCCACCGCAACATTATCGGTCAACAATTGGCGCTCGGCTTCCGCCTCTGGCGTAGTGATAAGATTGGCATCCAGATCCTCGACGATCCGGCCAAGGGCCATTGCCACCAGATTATCACGCACTCCTTCGGGTGCTGATCCGCTCTGGCTTACGGCCTCGCTTGCCATTTCGCGGCGCGCAGCCGTGCGGGTTGCCCCCCGCAAGGAAATTCCACGGCGCGCGACCGACACAGCGTGTTGATCAGCAAGACCGTCAAACACAAGGCCAAAGCGTTCGGCGTTTTTCGGATCCACCAACGGGTGCCCGGCATCATCCTGACCCGTCAAATATTTCTGGCGGATTTCCGAAATACGAGGTGACCATCCCGCCTCGATCTGATCAGGGTTATCCATCTGGTCGAACTCCAGACGGGCCGCATTCAGATCGCGGGCGACATCCAGCTGGCGGCGCGCCATTTGCCGCGACAGCCGGTCATTTTCGATCGAGGTTGCGACCGTTGCAATCTGGTCACCAAACTGTGCTACAGCCGCACCCAGCTGTGGATCTGCGACTTTGACACCGGCTGACCGACCGCCGATTTCACCGGCTTGGGGTGTAGTAATGCCACGGTATGACCTTGGAACCTTGATGCTCATGACAGCAACCCCGGCCAGGTATCATCGCCATGCTTTACCAAAGCACCCGCGGCGCTAAACCCGCCACTGATCAAGGACATGGTCGCATCAGATCTGGCGATCCGCTGTTGACTGGACAATTCAACCTGCGTGGCCTGACCGCCGGCGCGAACAGATTGCGCCTCGAAACTTAGCTCTTTTGCCGCTTCCTGCCCCAGCAAAACAGCCGTTGGGCTATCCAGAGATACCCCGCGACCGGCAATTTCAGCGAACTGCCTGCGGATCTCGGAATTGAATTTCTGGCGGGTGCGGTGTTCTTTTACAGCTGTCAGCTCGGCTTCGGTTTTCTTTTGATCCTCGATTGCGGACGCCTGTGCCTTACCAGCCTGGTAACCGGCAACGCCCTGATAAACGGCGCCCCCGATCGCCAGATATGTGCCGATCGTTTGCAGCGTGGTCGCAGTCGCTGTTGCGCCGGCCGCCGCGCCACCGCCACCAGCCATAACAGTTAACAGTGTTTCTGCTCCTGGAATACACATCAGGCTCCGGCCTCCTCGATCGGCGCAATCAGCGCCAGAATGGTCATTGGCGCGCCGCCGCGCGGGGTAAATTTCAAGGATGTTTCGGCGGCATAGCCTGATACAGCAGGCACCGATGTTGTGCCGGAATGCCCCTCGGTAAGATCGGCCGCAACAGCAAGGTCAACCAAAGGGTGGGCATATCCTTCGCGCACCGGCTGATTTAGGTCGCGCTCGATCGCGGAAACAAAACCTGCGGCGGTGCGATGCATGATAATTCCGGATGCCGGCACAAGGCGCTCTTTGCGGCCCTGCGGGCTACCATCCGGTGCGACAGCCTGAACATCCAGCGTTTCTGTATTATGGGTGGCATCAAACAAACCGATGATCACATGCTTGCAGGCCACAGGAAGGGTTATATTGCCCCCTGCCGGAACAACAAATGGGCCAAATTCGCCCTCGTCTGTCCAGGCATAAACCTCTTCGCCGACCAGATGGCCGATGTTGAATGTGGCTTGGGCCGGATCCTGTATAAAAACAGATGACGCAAAGAAATGGTTTGCCTCGTAAATTGGCTCGTTACCGATCAATGATCCGTAGGTCAGCGCCTGCTCTTCAACAAACCGCACTGTCTGGCCATCTATTTCACGACGCACGACCATTGTCAGGATATCGTTGCCACCTGCGGCGGCCGGCGTGACCGACAATGTTTCGACCACACCGCTTGCAAGCGTATAGACTGCCCACCCCAGAACATCCTCTTTCGGGTCATACAGCATAACTGCCAGATCCCCGATGTTGCGCCGCACCCACGCCAGTCGCAGCGGGGACGATTGCCAGACGATTTCGGCAAAACCGTTACCTTCGGCCCCGAGATGGTTTGACGGGGACGACAATTCCAGCGGACTGCCGCCGTCCTCCTCAAACGAATAACGCAATTCCTGAACACGATTGCCATCTTTGGTGATAAAAACCGGATAGCCATATGGTGAAATCGGACGCGCCGCATTGGTGCCGTCTGTTGCTTCCAGCTCGGTATCGAACGTGGTGGGTCCAATCCGCTGGCTTCCCACGCCGGAAAATCCACGAAATACTTCGCCAAGCGCGCCAATATAAATGCCCTTGCGGCCGCGGCGCAGCCAGTTAATGCCGTTCTGGCTGTCGGATCCAGATATGCCGTAAGCAAATGATCCGTCCGCCTCGATGCTTGGCTCAAAATCCTCGAAATCACCCAATGTTGAAAACCAGACAGTGCGCGGCGATGTCGGTGTGCCGGCAGCGACAAAGCTTTGATCAAAAATTGCAACGGCCTTGGGATAACCATACCGCGCGGACCACGCGCTTTCAGACCAGCGATAGGTTGGATCATCCACACATGCCTGCGGCACGGGTTTGACCACATTTGCGGTGACCGTGTTCGCATCGGTAAATCCTGTCACCTCGACAATACCTGACCCGTCGCTAACAAATTTCCATGTGGTGCCTTTGGATTTATCCACAAGCTGCGTGCCTTCGCTATGCAACGGGGGGGAAACGCCGGTATTCGCCCCCGCCGTCAGCTGATAAACATTTCCGTCAACGCGCATCTGTTCACCGATCGCGATGGCCGTATTGCTGGACCAAAGCGGAATGTTCGTGTAATCGACCGGCTGCAAGCGGATCAGGCCACCGACATGGCTGGCATCGAACGGGTTGCCCGCGCCGGTCAGGGTGATTGTGCCCGTCATGGCGCTGGCTTGAATGGTAATCGCCTCATCCAGATTTTGCACACGAAACGGGCCGGATTTGTAATGTGCCGCCGCGATTGTCCAGTTGTCCAGCGCGAAACGCGACAGTTTCTGGATCGGTGATGCGCCATCAGCCAGATAGATCACATCGGCGGACTGTTCCCATTGCAGGCTGTCCAGATGGGCTTCAAGATATGGCGAAGCCAGTTCATATGGCACACCAGGGGATGCCTCGATTAGATGACCATAGCGCCAAACGCGAATGAAGCCATCGGTAAACTCCAGGGTCAGCGCGTCATTGGCCGCAAATTCAAAATCCAGAAAACGCGCGCGGGCGTTGTTTTTGGTATTTCCGCGATAGATCGTGCCGGGCGCGCGGGTAAATCCACCCTCACGCAACGGCAAATAACCACGCATCTTGCGAACGCCTGTTTTGAACCTTTGATAATCAGATCTTGCATATAGCAATGGCGATATTTCACCGCTGGAAAATGCAACCTGTGGCGGACGGGTCATGATGTTGCCCCCGCCACCCAATCGCCCTGCCTGTTGCGGCCATCATATCTGGCGGCAGATGCAGATTGACGGTCATTGTCGCGGGCACGCTGCAACAGGGTTCCAGCTTCGCTTATCAAATCTGCCTTTTTGGTGCGTGATTTTACCCAACGCGGCATCAGCAATACGGCCAGCTGGGCAGATACAGCCGTCTGGAATACCTTCGGAAGGCGGGTTTCATCGTCTATTTTTCTGGTATAGCGGATTGTAATTGAACCGGTTTGATCACTGCGCAACAGGGTTTCGTCAATCCGCCACAGGGTGCATTCCGGAACAACATGGCGTAAAATCAGAAAATCGCCCGGCAGGGCGTAGGTGTTTGGAAGTTCAACATCAACAGCAATACCGGATGGCAAGGTTGCAGGCGGCAGGTTGACCAGTCGGCGCGCAAATGACCAGTCGTAATCCTCCAGACACATACCCAACGCAATTGGATATTGTTCTGTCGCATCCGATGCCTGCGGGCTATCATCCGCAAATGAACTGATCGGGGCCAGCTCCATCATCCGGAATGCTTGCGCCGATATATTTGCAGCTGCGATCGAGGTGGCCATGATGCGGATCCAAACTTGTCTGGCAAAACGGGGCCACCTGATGCGGCCCCGTCAAATTTTGGATTAGTGGTAAAGGTAGGCGATCTGGATCAGCATCGTGCCGGCAGCGGTCGCAGCAGCGGCCGCGTGCCCATAAATGCCAATATTGCCACCCGGATCCTCGGCCATGCCCAGAACCTCCCACAGGCGTTTGCCGTGGTTTGCGTCACCCGCCGCGATCGGGGTAACCATCGCTTCGGTTGCTTTGGTCTGGTTGACCAGTGCGGTCGTATCGGTCTTGGTGCCGATTACGATCTGCGCAAATCCCCAGTTGTCCACCTTGAAAAAGGTGGCTGGATCCAGAATGCAACCAGACGGCAAATCCGCCAGATGATAAGTTGATCCTGCACTGTCAGCTGCCGCGTTGGCGACGGAACCCGTTACCTTGATGATGCGCCCTCGGGCGCGAACAGGATCAGGCGCGATGCTGGCATCATCCAGATAATTATGGACCAGATCAGAGTTTTTGTTTTCGATTGCCATTTGGCTATCTCCTTCGAAATTTGAAAAGGGAAAACGGCCGAAACCAACCGGCCATTACCGATTAGCTTTCAACGCAGCGAATAACGCGCACGCCCTTGTCCTCGATCCGCACACAATCGGCATAGGCCGATGTGTAGTAATATGGCAGGTTCTTGGCGTGGGTGTCATTCCAGATAGAACCCTGAACATCCTGCCAAAAACCCAGCACGATATTTTTCTTGGACCAAACGGGGATCAGACGATTACCAGATGTATCAGTCGGCAAACGATTGGTCATAATCCACTCGAAACCCATCAGCTGGGTCGGCTTGCCGGTGCGCAGCTGCTCCAGACTGAATGCGTTCAGGTTTACACCTGTTGCTGCGGCAATACCCAGCAAATCATCTTCCTGATCAGGGGTGATTGCGGCATAAAACGGATCATCATCTTCCATGCCGAATTCATCTTTGCGCAGTTTTTTCTTTACCGCGCGCAGCTTGTCCAGGGTCAGACCGCTAGCGGCAGCCGCCTCGAACTGCGCGGCGGGCAGGCTGGTGGTTTTATCCTTGCGTTTGCCACCCGTGGCAGTGCCGAAAATTCCGCTGTCCATGACCTCGTAACCGCCACCGGATTTGGGGCGGATACCAAGAATGGTGTCAAACACACCGCGCTCGACCGCAGCAACAGAATTCCGGACAAGCATCGATGTCGGGTCCATCGCCATATCGAACTTGTCCACCTTGTCGATATAATCGCCATCCTCGATCACAGCTGGACGGACCAGCCAGCGGCGACTGTTTTCGGCGCGGTTTTCAGGGTTGCGGCGACCGCGATCCTCGCCGCGCAGATATTCTTTTTTACCCAACAAATCGGCGACAGATTGCGCCTCGCCTTTGGCGGAAACCACCGTTACGGCCTGACGAAGCCGGTTTTGCATTTGCTGCGCCACCATCTGGACATTGCCGGAATAGGTAAGTTTGTGGTGTGCTTCTACGAGCTGCTCATAGGACATGAGTGCCCCTCCTTTGCGAAAATTCATCTATGTTTGTGAGTTTTCGGAGGGGCCAGCCGGAACAGTTCCGGACCCGCACCTGTCGCTATCGGCGACTGGTCGCTGGACTATTCCCAGTGTCAAACGGACCCCACACAAGCAGGGCCAGCCGTTAGCGCTGATTTCATCCAGATTTTTCGCGACAAGTCAAGAAGTTTATACAACATATGCCCCGCAAAATTTCGCGCGGGGCATATTTAGTTGGCTTTCATAGGTATTATTTTTTCGCCGCCAGCCTGGTCAACCGCTCGACAACGGGGGTCAGTCGCTCCAGTTCGCGCCGATCACCATTATTTGCCAATGTGACAGCCTTGGAGTAATCACCGTCCGGCGCACGCATTATTTCAAGCTGTGCGCGGGCCTCTGCCGGGGTGCTGCCCATGTTTTTGGCACCACTATCCAGACCGACCATGCCGTCATCTGCAATCGCGCCGGCGATCGCATCCATCAGTTTCCAGGCATTGGCATCACCCCCCTTTTTGCCAAGGGTCTGCAACAGGTTTTGCTGGGCGTCCTGATCAAGACCTGCTTTTTCCGAAATAAGCGACAACGCCTGCCGGGCGCGCGCCAGCTTGGCATCTGTCTGATCGCCCCATTCAGATTGCAATGCCGTCATCATCTGGTCATTTGCATCTGCAAATTCAGCCTCGGCATCTTGCAGCATCGACAGCCGCATTTCCGCCTCCAAACCGATAATTTCCTGCAATCCATCATTGGAAATCCCATATTTATGGGCAATCTCTCGCGCCTTGGCCTCGCCCGCTTCGTCCCAATCCATTTCCTTGGGCCAGTCTTTCGGGCGCTCGATCTTGTAGGCATCGGCCGTGTCAGGAATACCCAGCATTTCGCCATTGGCACGCAGCCATTCAGCCACATCCTGCCCATCTTTGGGCTTGGTTAGCAAATCATCAGGATTTGCCCGCAGGCGCTTTTGGGCGGCGCGCTCCATATCCGCCAGCTTGGCCACAGCCTCCACCGGATCATCTACCGTTAAACCGGCGGCCGTGATGGTTGTGCGCTGATCATCTGTCAACTTGTCACCCTCCCACCAGCTGGTCGCGGGCGGATCGGCAGGCAGATCAGCCGCAGGTGGCGTTGCCGGTGGATCGGCAGGCAGATCACCCGCAGGCGGCGTTGCCGGTGGATCCGCAGGGGGATCACCCGCCGGATCATCTGGCGACCAGAAAATTCGCGGCATAAAGCCAAAAGGTTTATTCATCATCGTTCTCCATCAGTTGGTTCAGTTCTTGGGTTGAAATCTGGCAGGCGGCCAACAGCTGCTTTGCCAACAATTGCACGCCGCGCTCTTGCGCCATGCGGATCGGGTCGATCGGGTCAGGCTGCACAACGCCGTTCACCAGACGCTCTGGCGGCAGTTCCAACAGGCCGGAAATACGGATCAGATCATTAACCAGCTCGGGCTGGTCGCGCGCGGCACGCGACCAACGCCGCGCGAATTCACCCGCCGCCTCGTCAGCTTTGCGCATCGCCTCGCTGACTTGTTCTGGTGCAGCGCTTTGGCTGATCCACGGCCTGTGCATACTGCGGATAATAGGAAGGCGGCTAAAGATCATACTGGAACTCCTTGTATTGTGCGGGACAAATCCCGATATTTATTGAAAGATCGAAAGGACGCCTGATGTATGAAAAATCGCAAAATGAGGCCATCAAAAACGTGGATCGCAAAATCGCGATGGAAAAATTCGGACCGATGGTGCGTTTTGCGCCCCTTGCGCAATGGATCGCTGCAATTGTTGTGTTTTTCTGGTTCGCACTTTTTCAGGGCGGCGGCATAGAATGGTCCGGCTGGGCCGATTTTCTCGCAACTATTGCCGGCAGCGCTTTTTTCGGCGCGATTGCTCACAACCTTACAGGAATTGGCTGCAAGGGTATTCTTGCGAAAACCCGCGCAAACCAAGGCGAATAGACCGGCGGGGATACCGCAGGCGTCTTCCTTAGCTGGCACCTTCCGTGGCCAGAACCTTGCATTCATCACTGCACCGCCTGCGACATCGCTTCCATCGTCCCCTCAGGCAATGCACCGGCTGCCTGCGCCATATCCTTGGCGGCAGAACTGCCCGATTGCAGCGCGGCCATTTGCTGGGCCTGCTGCTGCTGTTCGGCACGATCTTGCGCGATGGCGTCTGCATCCTCGCGCGATCGCAACACCGATGCCGGCAGGCTCGGGCTGGCGTCATGCAATGCCTCGGCAATGGCATCCGGATCCAGCCGGTCGGCATAACGCGGATCCATCTGTGCCAACGGCCCCAGATCGGTCAGGAACTGGCGCACCGCCTGCCCCTCGCGCGCCGACATGGCCATCGCTGCACCGGATTGATAGCGCACTTGCAGCGGCATATTTTCCGCCTCGGGCGGTGGGGGCGGCAATTGACCGGCGCGCCACAACATCCGGAACCGGCGCTCGACCTTGCGGGCGGCATATTCTTCCATGATGCGATCGGCATGTGGCGCCCAGTTGCGCAGGCGGGCTTCCTCCATAATGCGGGTTTCTTCGGCGGTTACACCGGTTCGGCCCTGCAATCCCATGATCGAATACTGGAACACCTCTTTGATGTCCTCGACAATCTGGCGGCGCTCGGCATCCGTGACGCTGATTGATCCGAAGTTGTCCAGCGCGCGCACAACCGGATTGCCCTGCATGTTGGTGCCGCCATACAGCACTTCACCAGGGCGCACGACGCCATCCAGCGGATAGGCGTGCCGGTCAGGGGCCAACAGGGTGGGATCTGCGGCCTTTTGGGCCTGCCGGATTACCGCGCCGGTCATTTGCTGGTTAACACGGGCGCTGGCCAGCGCGACAAAGCCTGGGCCGGTGCCGTATTTCATGCCGCTGTCAACATCCCAACGCGGGAAATAGAACGGCATTTCGGAATACCCCTTGCGACGCACCAGCGAACTTTCGACCTCACAGGCATAATGGCTCAACCAGCGCTTGCCGCGCGGCCCCAGCTTGCCGGTTTTGAAATCGAAATTCTTTTTGACGTGCTGGTAAAACGCAATCTTGCCCGAACTGCCGGCAATTGCCATATCACGCATCTTTTGAGGCAAGTTATCCGACCCGAAATGCAGGATTGCCGCCTGTGGCGTCAGGTGGAACTTGCGCACCACCTCGACAACGCGGCCGTGAAAATCAATCCACACAACCACCTCGGACAGTGACATGGTGACATCAATGAACTTTTTCTCAACCTCGTCAACCTCGTCATATCCCGCCGCATTGCCAAAGGCCGCGATATCGGAATATGCCTGAAATGTCGCGGTGTAAAAGCTGGACATCGAGGGCCGAAAACTGTTCAGCACCCGCGTTGTCACCAGATCATTCCACTCGGCCATCGGCTTCCATTTGTTGAATTCCCGATCGGGGGTTTCCAATCCAGCCCAACGGTTGGCCGGATTGGTGATCGAGGCATAAATGCCAGCTGCAAAACTGCTTTGCGCCAAAATTGGCGAACTGGACAGCGGTTTTTCCAGCGTGCGATCAGACGGGATATCGTCGCTAAACCCGCCACGCTGTGGCCGGATCAGGCGCGCAATGTCACTGCAATCGGTCTCAAACCGGCTGCGCTCAGGGTCTGATTTTCCTTCACCCCAGCGCTCGATCGCCGCCTTGGCGCGCGGATCGTTTTCAATAACGACGGTATGCTCCATCAGGTGGTGCCCCCCATTGTGGTGGTGGCGGGGATGCCGGTGGATGATGTCAGCACATTGGCCGCTGCACCCCGCCGCGCCCGACGCAAGCGTGCCTCGATGTCGGATTGACGGGATGCCTCGGTGTTATCTTGCGCCGCAACACGGATTGCACTGGGTTTCGGTTGTTTTACTAGGCACATGGCCGTTCTCCTTTGGTGGTTTGGTTAACCCAGGCGTATTGCTTGAAACATGCGGACCCGTAGGCACCAAAGCCGTGCATGTTTGTCTCAAATTCAAATCCGACAGCCGCCAGAAAGGCGGCAGCGGTTGGATGATCTGCCCAACACCGCGCCTCGACACGGTGAATGCCGGCTGCCGCGCAGAATTCCGGCATGTGGTGCCGGATGCGCAGGGCGGCAGATGCCAGTCCGCGGCGGTATTTGCGATGATCACGCGCCAACAGTGCAGCCTGGGCCACGCCGGATTGTCCGGTATGGCCCAGTGTCAGCACAGCAAAGGCCGCGCCACCATGTTCGGCATCCAATGCCAGAACATGCGAAATGATGCCATGCGCCTGCACTGCCCGCCAATCGGCAAACAACTCCAGATGGCTGGATGGTGCACCACGGATGGCCTCGGCTTCCAACTGATCATTTGGATCCAGTCTTGACAGCACCGACATGGCCGAAAAATCATCATATGGGCGGACCTCGATCATCAATCAGCCCGCCTGCACCAGACGCCGCGCCGCATTGCCCCAATTGGTCAGGGCATACGCCGCACCAGCCGTGCTTTGCGCCTTGATACCGGCCATTGTCGCAGTAACGATACCCGTTTTTTTGTTGCGGGTGATTTTCAGGCCGGATGTGGTTTTCAACCGCTCGATCAAGTCGGTTTTATCGCTGGTATAGCCAGCAATTTCTTTGGCCAACCTGTCCAGTTTGTCCAGATCTGGCTTTTTGGCCTTTGGTTTGGCTGCTTTTGCCATATCAATATCCTCCATTAGGGTAAGGGTTCAGGATGTCATATCCAGTTTGCAGCCCGCGCTGTGGTTGCCCCGGCATAGACGGGCCGCCATTGTGCCCCAATCGGGACGTTTGGTTGCCGGGGAATGAAATCTTGCTGACACCATCGGCGCGCAGCTCGGACAGGGCCACATACTGGAACGCATCCATCACGTTTGCCTCGGTAAAGCTCTTGTCGGGGATCTTGCGCTTCGCGCCGTTCTTGTCGATCGTATCGGTCCAGACATATCGCGCCTCAAAACCACGGATCAGTAATTTGCAACTTGGATCTATCAACAGGCCGGGCTGGCCGGCGTTCATATATTCCAGCGGCGCGCGCACCGCCTCCAGTCTGGGCTGAATACGGTTGGTGCCCATGGTCTGCGGTCTGATTGTGATGCCGGCAGCCAGACTGACCAAGCGGTTCCATGTGGCGTTTTCATCCGCAGCTGCCGATGCGCCGTGTTCACCCGCCATATCGCCCCACGCTGCCTCGACACGCACACCGGCAAACCTTTCATCCAGAAGATCAGCCAGCATTCCACCAAACACCTTGGCCATAAGGTGCTTTTTGGGATGGTGCAGTTCGGCATAGACGCGCCAATGAAACGGATCGACAAACTGGCAAATCACCGCCGCGCCCTTAAAACCCTGATCCAGCCCGATCCGCAAAGGAACATCAGGGATCAGCTCCAGCGGCGCATCAGACACATGCACACGGCGATTAAACTCGCGTTTGAAAACAGGATCACCCACCCGCATCGCGGTGACGCGGTTGTAAACCAGGCGCTCGTTCATATCACCACGGCCAATCATCTTGTTGGTGCCGATCTGATCGACATAATATCCGGGCGACAGATTGTGCAGGTTCTCGCACCCATCCTCGCCATAACCGGGCTGGTGGTGAAACGAAATCTTGACTGGCGGTATATCCTGCCCCGGAAAATCCAGCTCCAGCTGCTTTGTCAGATCATCACAGACGCGCTTGCGTTCGGCTTCGTCATAAAACAATCCGTGAACCCAGTTGTCTTCTTCTGGCGCGTTGAAATCACCAATCACCTGACCGTATTTCCGCAGCCGCATGGGCAAATGCGCAAAGTGTTCCTGCTTTGGGGCACGCGCACGCCGGCCAATACCAACAGCCAGAATGACTTTTGGCATCGTGTCCATTTCGTTCATCACGATATCCGTCACCTGCACACCACGCAGGCTGAATTCCGGATTATCACCAAAGGCCATGAACATCGCCGTGAACCTGATCGGCCCGTGATCGTCCTCGAATTCGATTGTGTGGGTCATCGGCCCACCCTTGCCGCCCGATATATCACCCACATCGCGCGGGAACACTTCGAAATAACTGAGGATGGTGGTTGACCACAGTTGCCGGTAATTCTCGCGGATGAACAGCACGGTATAGTGCCGCATCCCGGAAACATCGCAACCTTGCGCCTTATATTCCAGAGCATCAGATTTATCGATCTGAAACCAATCAGATCCATCCGTGCGGTGCCGCGCCCACAGATCAATGCCCGATCGCGGCATTTCAATGGCGCGCCGCAGCCTGGACATCATCACGCCCGTATGGGTTTTTCCGGATCCCACCGGGCCGACAATCCCCACCACCGTCGAATTATCCCAATAACAGGCTTCGGCAATCGGACCCGGAAAAGAAATCGCTTCAAGATCAGGAAGCTTGCCTTCGGCGAAATTACCCTCTAGGTTCGCGACTGCCTCCTTTGCCGTTTCCCCCTGGAAATAATCCTCACCTGTATTGGCGGCCGCACCCCCTCCCCCATCAGCCACAGACAGCGCTTCCCCCCGACCCCATTTACCGATTTCAAACATTCGCGTCATTTTTTGAACCTCGGATTGGCCAAAATAGGAAAAATAGCCTGTGTGATCCCTCTCGCCCCGGGGGCGGGGGTGGCCCCCCGGGGGGTCTGGCGCGCGCGGCTGTGGGGCTGGCTGGTGGCAGAAACAGGGGTCGCCAACTGATTTTCAATCAGTAGGTTAACCGATTTATTGACCTGTGTTTTCAATGGCTTAATCATTCTGTCCGACTTTCCGCGTCCGACTTTTCCAAATTGCAATCTGTAAGTGCTTGTTTTTGTTCAATTTCCAGCGCCACATCCAAAGGCACCATTCTGCGGCCTTCGGACGGGTTGATCACCCGCGCATTTTCACCATTGCGGACGGGCGCAGGCGCGGCCGGCACGTTGATTGTCACGGCCTGCGCCACGTTCACATCCGGCGTGGCCTTGGGCGCACCAAATGGCAGCAACGCATCAGCCGAGCGCAGCATCTGGGTGTATAGCTGGCTGAACATGGCCATGCGCTGGCCCGGTGTCGGCATGATCGCCACCTTGTTTTTGTCCACGCTGCCCGCAAACGCCCAGGTCAGCACCTGTTCGGCCTGCTGCATCGCCGTCACGATCGCGCTGTCGCGGCTGGCCAGCCCCGCCATCTGCGCCAGCTGGTCCTCGGGCATCCGGTATCCGTTGGCGGTCAGCCAGTCACGCATCTGGCTGCTGGCCTTGTTTTTCGCCCCGACCGGCCGACCTGCCTTGCGCTCGACAGTATCCACCGGCGGCGCGCCAGCCTCATCCGGCAGGAATGTCAGCTGCTCACCAGCCGCCCGCGCCTGCTGGATCCGCTCGGCTGCATCCAGAG